AGTTCTACTTTAATCGGATGCGTCGTGTTGGCAACATGATCAGCGGATACCAACGCAAGAACCGCAAGAGCACCATCGTCACAGGCGTAGAGATGTCAGACGATGCTACTGCCTCGCAGATGTCTAAGTGTGTCTTCCAAGCCCAGAAACGCGCCCAGGTAGACGAGGTATTCTCTAAGGCGTTCGATCAGGGAACGGTTACCACGGGAATGTCTCTAATCGCGGTAGATCTGGATTTCAATCTCGACCCCATCAATGGTGACTTTCGCACCTATGCAATCCCGTATTCTGGCTTTCTGATCGATCCATTCTTCAAGAAGCAGGATCTCAGCGACTGCAACTTTATATGGCGACGCAATTGGATGAGTAAGCTCCAAGTGCAGAGCTACTTGCCTGGTCGTTCCGAAGATATTGAGTCCATGACTCCGCGCGGAAATATCGATGGTCGCTTCCAGTTCCAGGCGCAAGCGCATAATTACGCCATGGAGAACCTATTCCCAGTCGATGAGTATTACTATAGCGATCTAAGACCGCAGAAGATTCTAATGGATCTCCAGACAGGAGAGGCTATTGAGTGGAGCGGGGACGATGAAGACCCAAAGCTATCCCAGTTTCTAGAGCTTAACCCACAAATCAAAGTCAGAGAGACGCTGGTCCCGACAATAAAGCTCGCTATACTAGTGAACGGAAGGCTGATGTATCGAGGGCCTACCACACTAGGGATCGATCGATACCCATTCGTTCCGCTTCTTGGATATTACGAGCCAGAAATTGGAGATATGTCTCTACGCTGCCAGGGCGTTATGCGTGGACTCCGAGACAGCCAGTACCTCTATAACCGACGAAAGACGATCGAACTAGATATCATGGAGTCACAAGTCAACAGTGGCTGGAAATACAAGCTCGATGCGCTGGTAGATCCAAATGACGTGTTCCTCAGTGGTCAAGGCAAAGGCATTGCACTCAAACAAAGTGCGATGATGTCAGATGCGGAGCAAATACAACCCGCCGCGATCCCTGCTTCTATGATTCAGCTCTCAGAACTCCTAGGTCGAGAGATTCAGGAAATCAGCGGTGTTTCCGATGAGCTACTTGGTATGGCCGACGACGATAGCGCAGGAATCCTCTCTATGCTTAGACAAGGTGCCGGACTCACGACACTTCAAACGCTATTCGATCAAGCCGACTTTAGTCAGAAGATCCTGGGTAGCATTTTCCTAGAGGGGATCCAAAAGAATTGGAGACCTGCCAAGGTCAAGCGCGTAACAGGAGAAGAGCCAACCGAGCAGTTCTTCAATGTGTCTTTCGGCAAGTACGATGCGGAAGTGGTCGCAGGTGTAAATACAGATACGCAGCGGCAGATCGCTTTCCAGCAAGCACTCCACTTGCGTAGCCTAGGGATTCCAGTACCTAGTGACTATATCCTTGGACTCGCTACAGTCCAAGATGCAAACCAGCTCAGAGAGGCAGTTGCACAAGCCGAACAGCAGCAAGCGCAGATGGAGCAGCAGAAAGCTCAAGTCGAGATGGAGATGATTTCATCTCAAAAAGAAAAGACGGATGCCGAGGCACTGGCAATGTCTGGTTATGGTCTTCAGCACCTAGCGCAGATCCGAAAGATCGATAGCGAGATAGTCGAGAACCGTTCTCAGGCAATAGAAAGAACTGAGCAAGCTAAATTAGACAAGGTCCGCGCAGTCAAAGAGATATCTGAAATGGAACTAGATCAAATCCAAAAGATGATCGAGCTTTACAATTCCATACAGATTGATGAAACCAAGGAAGCTTTGCAGCCTCCTCAGCGATCTATGCAAGAAACGACTTTATCTGGTACGTTACCATTAGCTACCGAGATGCAAGGACCGCAGTCCGGTGCACCGCTAATTTAATTTGGATTAGGGGTTTATTAACCTGGACGGGAGACCGTCCGTTTTCCAGGAGAAAAATCATGGCTAAAGACAAGTATTACGGCGAAAAGCGCATGGGACAAGGCGACTTTGCTAACATGCCACAAAAAGAAATGATGAAGTCTTACCCCAAGCAGCCTTACGCTAATTGCGGGGAATACAAGGACGACATGGCAGGCATTGATGCTTTCAATCGCGAAATGGTCGGAAAGCTACAGAAGCAAAAAAAGAATTAATCTCACCCTAGGGTCTGGCTCATGTCAGGCCCGTTTCATTACTAATTTATGAAATCATTTATATCGCTAAAGAACATCTTAATATCCTTTGAACAAGTAGCTATGCTTGAGCGTAAACAGGATCGAATAGGCCTACTCGTTAATGGAGAATGGCTTTGGATGATTTACGAAACAGACGAGGATTTACAAAACGAATGGCACAGATTGCAGAACATGATGCAGCAGAAAGTAGCATTTCGCCCAGCAAAGATACAGTAGGCAAAGCAGCTACCGATCTCGCTGCAAAGCCAGATGAAAAGATTACCGGCGTTGACATTCAGCGTGAAGCTGACAAGGAATATTTCTCAGAAATAGAGAAGTGTGTTAACGGTGAAAATGTCCGCGATTGGAATGATCCATTCCACGTGGTGGTGCAAATGACAAAACTACCCTACCTACCAAATGTTGTGCGGCGGCGGTTCTTCGCGCGCCGCACTTTGCCGCAGCCACAGCCAGATCAAACGGTATGGAGGTACTTCCCCAACTCAGCTGATATGCAACTGCTTTGGGCGCTCCCAGACTTAGAGTCGATTAACCATATTTCATGGAACCGTCACAGGCTCGGTCTTGAATATCAAGATATCGGGCAAATGGTGGTTGATTATTTAGAGAAAAAGCTCTACAAAGATAATCTTCCTAGTGGAGAAATAGAGTCTGAGTAATTCATTTTCTTCTTCTAAAGATGTGATGAACCCCGTTCCGGCGGGGTTTTTTTTATGCCTATATGGTGAACATTAGGCAAACATGGACAAAAATAACTAAAAAAGTACATATTGAAGCTGTCTTTAGGACGCAACCCAGCGTAACGGGTCTAGAGGCATTGCTGTAACGGGATTCGCAACCCCACAGGGGATTTAATGCAGGAAGAAAATACAGACGTAGTTGGTGAAGTCGTCGCTCCCACTGAACAGAACCCCCAAAACATTGCACAGCCGCAGGAGACACAGTCTGACAAGGACTATAATTTTGCTCAGATGCGAAAGGCAATGGACGACCAAAAGAGACAAATTGATGAGCTGACCGAATTCTCTCAGTACTTGCAAAAGCAGGTAACGACGGAAAAGACGCCGCAGCCACAAGCAGAGCAAGAGCCAGAACCCTGGGAAGGGCTGGCAAGCGATGAATGGGCTACTGTAGAGGTCACAGACAAGCTAGCGCAGCGACGAGCTGAGGAAGCGGTAAAACGCGCCCTAGAAGCCGAAAAAGCACGCCAGCAAGAGCAGCAAGTTAAGAAGTATGCGGAGGATTCCGAGTCTAACTTGCGAAAAGAGTTCACCGATTTTGATCAGGTCGTCACGAAGGAAAATGTTGAATATTTGAAGGCTACAAAGCCCTATTTGGCACAAGTACTAGCTACAGCAAGCAATGACCCGTACGCACAGGGAAAAGCAGCATACGAGTTCATCAAGCAAAATTGTCCAGCCGCTCAAGTAGCCAAGGAAAAGGAGCTTGTTGATCAAAATGCTCTTCGACCTGGAAGTATGGATGCCTCGGCACCGATGCGAACTCAGGAACATGATCCGTTGCGGATGACCCCCGATCGTCGTAGTCAGCTTTGGCAAGAAATGCAGCAGTTAGCACGCGGCTAAATCGGGACAAGTGGCCTTCCTAAACAGGAATCAGCCATGACAGTTACCACAAGTACGCTAACCGCTGCAGTCGCGCAAAGTTTCGCGATGAAGCTTTTAAGCGTTCCAACTCCATATAATATCCATAAGATTCCAGCAGATTTCCAGCAGATGCCTAAGAATGGTGGTACAACGTTGCGTCAAAGACGTTACAACGCACTACCTACGTCTACTGTGCCTCTTGGAAATAGCGGGATCAACCCACCACCAACACCGTTAACAGCGGTTGATATTGACGCGAAGATGAGCTTCTACGGTCAATATATTATCTTAAATGAGCAAGTCACTTTGCAGGCTAAAGACCCTGTGTTGAACGAAGCAGCTAAGCGCCTAGGTGTTGCTCTTCGCCAGACAGAGGACGAGCTTACACGTAACATGCTTGAGTCCACAGCGTCATTTATCAACTGCGTAGGCGGCGTAAATGGTGACAACCCAACTGAAATCGCTCGCAGTGATATCGACGATGTAGTGAAGACTTTGCAGAATGCAAATGCTTACATGATCAGCGATTCTATTGAGGGAGACGATAAGTTTGGTACTGCGCCAGTTCGTGACGCTTACTTTGCTATGGGTTCTTCTCAGCTAATCGGTGACCTTGAAAATGTCCCTGGCTTCATTGCTAAGGCGCAGTACCCTAACCAAGACAAAGCTCTACGTGCAGAGTGGTGTTCGATCGGCAACGTTCGCGTACTTCTTTCAAGCATTGGCTCGGTTAGCTCTGCAGCATCTACAAACGGTGCAGACATTTACAATATCTTTGTTGCTGGTTTGGAAGCGTATCAGTGCATCGAGCAAGATGGTTATTCAGCACAGTTCATCTACCGCCCACCTATCTTTTCCGGACCTTTGGCCCAGAATGCTAGCGTTGGCTACAAGTTTGCTGAAGTGCCACGTATCACTAACGACGCTTGGATTATCAATCTACGCGCCACGCTATCGGTATAAGGAGGCACATTATGAGTTCAGTAGTAGCAAGCGGAAGCTTTACATCTGACGGCGGTGTTAAAGATATCGCTCTAAGAAGCGACTTCGATATTTTCGAAGTGTATAACTGGACGCAAGCAGGGCTAAGCCCAGCAACAGGCGTTGGCTG